AGGCGACTTGGCATTCCCAGAACAAGATATAAAGATTAAGCCAGAGGCTGGCAGCCTTGTCATATTCCCCTCAGTAAAACCATATTTTCATGCCTCAACTCCACTTGTTTCTGGCAATAAGTATATGTGCCCAGCATTCATGTTTAAAAGAAGTAAGATAATTTCATAGGTGGTATAATTAAAAAATGGCAACAGTAGGCGTTAATGGATGGCACTTCCCAAGTTACTCGGATTCACCCGATGTACCTAGGGATCTTGGTATTTTAGGCGAAGATATTGCAACATACATAGCAGCACATCCTGGTCCGCAAGGATTAACTGGCCCATCAAATGTTTTAACTGTATCTGCAACAAATACACTCAGTGCTGGCCAAAATGCATCTGTAACGATTACTGGAACATCCCCATCGCAATCTTTAATTTTTAACATTCCAAGAGGACAAGATGGAATTTTGGGAGGTCCTGGACCGTCTAATGTTTTATCTATTGGAACAGTCACAGCAGGAGTAACGGCATCTGCAACTATAACTGGTACATCTCCATCTCAAGTTTTAAATTTAGTTCTGCCAAAAGGAGATACTGGATCAACTGGTGCTACAGGTGCAACAGGACCCAAGGGAGATGCTGCAGCAACTATATCAGTAAATTCAACCAGCACCTCAGCAGCAGGTACTAGCGCAACAGTTACAAATGTTGGAACTTCTAGTGCAGTTTTATTAGATTTTGTAATTCCTCGTGGAGCAGATGGCGCACAAGGCCCAGCAGGCCCAGCAGGTCCAGCAGGATCAAATGCAGTCATAGATCCGATTGCAACAAGAATTGCTTTGCAGACAACAGCAACTTCATCAACTGGAGTAAACTCATCGTGGTATCCATTCGTAACAAATTCATTTTCTTTAGGCCTATTGGGACCTATTAACTCTGGCCCAGATAACGTTACAAGAGCTTGGAAAAATATATATTTAAATACAGCAGCAACAGTAATTTCTGACGAAAGAACAAAAGAGAATATAGCGGCATCAGATTTAGGATTAAGTTTCATTAATAACCTTAGCCCAGTTAAATATAATAAAGTTGGCGGGGACAGAACACATTACGGATTAATTGCACAACAGGTTAAGTCTGTATTAGATGAATCTAACATTGTAGACTTTGGCGGCTGGGTAATTTCTGATGTGAATGATCTAGAAGGACAGCAAGCATTAAGATACGAAGAATTTATTTCTCCACTAATTAAAGCAGTCCAAGAACTTACAGCAAGAGTAAAATTACTAGAAGAAAAGTAGGTTCGGGATGTCATACAAAAGCGTAGTCTTAAATGACCACCCAACATCATTCTACCTGCTAGACGAAGTTATATCTGGAACAACAGTATCCTACGATGCACTTAGAACTCAATACTCCACATACGCAGACTTAAGAGATAATGGCATATCTTATGCAAACTTAGGCGGAGCAGTAGTTTATGACTATTCAGGAAGCGGCAACAATGGAGTCTCATTTAACTCATCAAATTCAATACTAATGCCACTTGTGCCAGGATCTATATCTGGAACTAAAATGAACTCGGATACAAAAATAATATATGATACGCCAGGAATGGCAACGTCTATATATAAGAATAATCCATTTTCTATAGACTTGTGGTTTAAGCCACCACAAAATTCTACAAATGAAATACCATTGGCATTTGATACATCTAATTTAATTGGACTAACCTATAAAGACGGCAACGTATTATTCTATATAGGGTCGGCAATCGCAGTAGCTAAAATAGAAAAAACTTCTGCATCGTATATATCTGCGGTGTATAACGGGTCTTCAATTTTGTTATATGTAAATGGAATCAATAAATCAACAAAGAGTGTCCCAGAAGATTATCCCTTTGATAGTCAGACAATTTCTTTTATGTCTGGACCATCGGATGAAGTCGAGCCATTTGTAATAGACTGCGTTGCATTCTATAGATATGCTTTATCAGAAAGCAAAATACAAAATCATTATGACTCTGGTTCATATGAGCTAAATCATTTGCAAATAGTAGAGCCAGACGGCGGAGTTTTATTTACGCTAAATCATTCAAAAATAATGCCAGTTAAACAGTACTACTATCCATCTGCAATTAAATGGTCTGAATTAACTAGTGGTGATGCCATACTGTCTATAGACCATGACTACATAACATTTGCAAAAACAGAAACAGAACAGCCTGCCAGTTTTAGCTTTACGCAAGAGATACTAGTCCCTTCAGGAATTGGAATAAATAGCTCACAGCTAACTTACTCACCAGACTACGACAACATATCTGTTGAAATTAGTTTAGATGGTCTTACTGGCTGGCAAGATTGTCAGAATAATAAGTCTTTGCCATACTTCAGCAAAAATGATTTAACAACAAATGAGCGTGTATATATTAAGACAACAATGTCATCAGATGACACGTCTTTTGATATTCCAAAAATTGAATCTCTTTCAATTGATTTCTTTAATAATTTAGACTACTACGCAGATAATTCTGGGGATAGAATATATTCAGATCAAGACTATGACCTGTCTAGATATAACGAAAGAATCTTATCTTATAACAAAAATAATGGGCTTTCCATGCATGATATTGGCGGGTTTAATATAGACTCTACACTAGCAACAAGAAGCATTGAAATGATATATACCCCTGGATCTGGGAAAAATGTTTTATTCTCAAACGGCTCTAAGATATTTGAATGGTCATCTGATGGCACTATAAATAAAAGCGGAGTGTCTGAAATATATGTAAACGGACAAAATGTGACAAGCCAGACAAATGTCTCAAATTACTTTACGGTTGGGTTTCCACATCACATAGTCGTCACCCTATCAAGTGCCACTTCTGGCATAATTAAAATCAATCAAAATGTTGGCGGGACTGTATATGGGGTAGGATCCAAGTATAACAATATAGCCATCTACCCATCAGTATTGACATCTGGACAAATATTAAGGCATTATAACTATTATATTGGTAATTGGTCAAATTCTGTTGGATCAGAACAGCTCTCCATATCAGAATCTACATCAGGGAATGACTTAACCCCGTACTCGGTTTACTCTATTGAATTTGCTAGTTCAAATATTGTAATTTAGTGTATTATCTGTTACAAAATATGGACTTTGGCACCAGATAATGGTATGATTGTGGTCTATGGATATCTTAAGTAAAAACACCAAGATTGTCGAAGAGACAACCCTAGGAATCTATGTCTGGGAAATGCCAGATGGTAGATGGATTGGAGATGATGATGGGAATTTTCTCTCAATCACATCAATCAAAGGCAATAAATCCAAAATCGATGCTTTGGCTAAAGAAGTTCGCTCATTTGGTATTGACGAAGGCCAACCCAAGTTCCTATCTGGCCGCAGAAAAATTAATGACGAAGAGCTTGCAGAGCAAGAACAAAGACTTAAGTGGGGACTCCCACCAGACCCATACGATATCGGAGTCTATAAAGACTCAGTACTAAGAGGCGGTAAAGTTCATGAATAGAAAAGTAGAATTTTTAGAAGACGAGATTGATAATGGAAACACTATCGATATATCTAACACCTCAGACTGGTTCCATTTTCAAAAATCAGAGGAGCACGAAGATCCGTTCAAGATAGGCCTAGATGAGATTAAAAAGCTAAGAGGCCTTGGAACAAATTTTAAACGTAAAATTAACCGTGATTTTTCAAAAGCCTTTGTAGGAACTTCTGGCGTCGGTACACAACAAAACCTTTTGCAGCAAGCAATTAGCGGGTATGCGTTATTTGATCTTGTAGAGCCAACTTATAATTTAGAGTATTTATCAAAAATTTATGAAGTGTCAACATATAACTACGCAGCAATTAATGCAAAGGTTTCAAATATTGTTGGTCTTGGATACATGTTCGCAGAAACATCAAAGGCTAAAGATGCAATGGATGCCATTAATGATGACAAACAATTAGATAGGGCCCGTGCAAAAATTGATAGAATTAAAACACAGCTAGACAAATGGCTTGATGATTGCAATGAAGAAGAGTCTTTTACAGAGACCCTTATAAAGGCCTACACAGACCTTGAGGCAACTGGAAATGGCTACATAGAGGTAGGACGCACAACAGCAGGAGACATAGGCTATATCGGCCACATACCAGCTAAAACAATGCGTGTGCGTAGATTCCGTGACGGATTCATTCAGCTACTTTACGGCAAGGCTGTGTTCTTCCGTAACTTTGGAGACCTAGAAACCCCAAGCCCAATTGCAGGACAAGAAGATCGACCAAATGAAATTATTCACTTAAAGAAATACACTCCAATGAACAACTACTACGGAGTCCCAGACATCATTGCAGCGCAGCAAGCGCTGGCAGGAAATGAATTTGCTGGTAGATATAACTTAGACTACTTTGAAAATAAAGCGGTCCCAAGATATATTATTACAGTAAAGGGAGCAAAGCTTTCACCAGAATCAGAAAGAAAGCTTCTTGAATTTTTCCAGGTTGGACTAAAGGGTAAGAACCACAGATCATTGTATATCCCGCTTCCAGCAGACACCCCAGACTCAAAGACCGAATTTAAGATGGAGCCAATTGAAGCAGGAGAGCAAGAGTCTTCATTTAATATCTATCGTAAGTCTAATAGAGATGAAATCCTTTTGGCTCATCGTGTTCCAATTAGCAAAATAGGTATCCCAGAAGGAATTAACTTGGCCGCTGCTAGGGATGCGGATAAGACATTTAAAGAGCAAGTTTGCCGTCCAGCACAAGATAGACTTGAAAAGAAATTAAATTATTTAATTGCAGAAAAAACAGATGTTGTTCAATTAAAGTTTAACGAGCTCAGTCTCACAGACGAAGAGACCCAAAGCCGTATTGATGAAATCTATTTGAGAATGCAGGTAATTACCCCTAACGAAGTCCGTATTAGAAAAAATATGACAACCGTCGACGGCGGAGATGAAATGGTAGATTTAAAGCCACAGCAGGTGGCTGATCAAAATGCCAAGTCTACTGGCAATAGATTGCGAGATCAGCAAAGATCCGCAAATGCCCCAGATAAAAGCGGAGAGGCCAGAAACCCCAAAGGCGATGGTCCAAAAGTCAAATAAGTTTAATCAACTGTTATTTGCGTTATAGTAGATAAACCACTAAAATTAAGCATATGAACATTGAAAAAGGCCATTGGTCTAGTAATGGCGACAACTTACATTTGTCGATTCCATTTACTAAGGTCAACCGAGAAAATAGAACTGTATCTGGTTTTGCAACATTAGACAATGTTGACCAGACAGGCGATGTAGTCACAGCAGAAGCAAGCGTAAAAGCTTTTGAAAATTTCAGAGGAAATCTTCGTGAGATGCATCAGTCAATTGCAGTTGGTAAAGTTGTTTCATTTAAGCCAGAAACATACTACGATCAAAAGTCTCAAACTTTTTACAATGGAGTTTATGTAACTTCATACATTTCAAAGGGTGCACAAGATACTTGGGAAAAAGTTCTTGATGGTACTCTTTCTGGTTTTTCAATCGGCGGAAAAATTAAAGAGTCTGATAATGAAGTTAACAAAGCAACAGGAGAGGCAGTAAGATTTATTAAAGACTATGATCTTGTTGAACTTTCAATTGTTGACTCACCAGCAAATGAGCTATGTAACATTCTATCAATCGAAAAGGTTAATGGACAAATGATTTACAAAGGCCTTGCTGCAAATGTAGTAACAGAAAATATTTTTTATTGCGAAGACAGCGACTCAGTGTTTATGTCTACAGAAAAAACTTTTGATTCACCAATATCTGGAAAACCAGCTGCGCTAATCGGTTGGGTAGAAAGTTCAGACATTAACAAGTCAAAAGAAATAGATAAAATTCTTGCTTCATTTAAGAAGTCAAGATTACCGTTGCCTGAAACACAATTAGCAAAACAGGCAAACGTAGAAGGAGGTAATGACATGGAAAAACTTAATGTAGGTAATGATGCAGAAGTAGTTGCAGAAGCAATTGTTGAAGCACCAGCCGAAGTTACTCCAGAAGTTGAGGAAGTCGTAGCGGAAGCTAACGATGAATCAAATGTCAATCTTTTTGACAAATCATTGGAAGCTGTAGAAGTTACAGCTGAAGATACCTCTGCCGACAACGTTGAAAAAGCAGCCGATACAGTAGAAGTTATGGTTGATGAACCTGATTTTGCAAAAATGTTAGGCGATCTCAAAGGCTTTTTCGCAGAGACACTCACAAAAGCTACAGAAGCAAATGCTGCACAAGTTACAGAAATTAAAACATCTGTTGAAGCTTTCAGCAAGAGCGTCGATGATAGAATTTCTGAGTTGGCAGAAAAGCACAGTGCACTTAGTGCAGCTGTGACAGAAATAAAGGGCACCATTGATGGTGTTCAAAAGCAGGTTGATGCCGTAGAAGGCGATACCGCAATTAAGAAGTCCTCTGACCTTGGCGGGTCTGAGGTATTTACCAAATCAAAATCAAAATGGTCTGGAGCTTTCCTCGGTTCCGTAAATGAAATCTTTAACTAAAATAAGGTAGGTGAAATAAAAATGAGTAATGAATTATTAGAAAAGGCCGCAGCAGCTGGTGCAACAGTATCAACTGGGTTCGGTTCTTCAACAGGTGGTTCAGGCGTTCATGTTGCTTCAGAAAATGGCAACGGTGGACTTCTAAACCCAGAACAATCAGCACGATTCTTGGACTATATGTTCGATGCTACCGTAATTGGTAAGGTTGCACGTACAGTCCGCATGAAAGCTGACACAACAGAAATTGATCGTATGTCCGTAGGAGAGAAGCTTGTAAAGCTTGCATCTGAAGGCGAAAACACAGGAGCTAACTCAGGTGTTACTTTCTCAAAAATTTCTCTCACAACTAAGAAACTCCGCATGGACTGGGAGCTTTCAACAGAGTCTCTAGAAGACAACATTGAAGGTGCAGATCTAGAAGATCACATTGCACGTATGATGGCAACACAGGCAGGAAATGACATCGAAGATGTTATTCTTAACGGTGATACATCACTTTCAAGCGATGCACTATACAAGTCTTTTGACGGTGTAGTTAAGAAGGCAAAGACAAGCGGTCACGTTGTCGATGCTGCAGGTGCTGCAGTTTCTCGTGCAGTATTTAACTCAGCTCTTAAGGCTCTTCCACGTAAGTACAAGCAACGTCGTACAGACCTTCGCTTCCTTGCAGGATCAAACTTGATCCAAGATTACCTATACTCAACATCAACAAACATTCAGAACGTTAACCCACAGGACATTGCTTCAGGCATCATCCGTGGAGATGTTCCAGTTCTTGGTGGTCCAGCAGGTTATGTCGCTCCATACGCATTTGGTATTCCAATCGTTGAAGTTCCATTGCTTCCTGAGACACAGACAGGTACATACGCAAGCCCATCAGGTTCACACGGAGATATCCACTTGACATTCCCAAATAACGTTGTTATTGGTATCAAGCGTGATGTTACTGTTTACCGCTTCTTCTGGCCACGTAAGGACTCAATCGAGTACACAATGTATACTCGTGTTGGCGTTCAAATCGAGCAGGCAGACGCTTGGGTAGTTGTAAAGAACGTTAAGGTTGCTTCTTAATTAATTAAGAATTAAACTACCGAAAAGCCCCCAATTAATTTTGGGGGCTTTTCATTTAAATTTAACAATGCTATAATTAAAGGACCTAGAAAAAGGAGAAATAGAATATGTCGTTTGACACATTAAAGGTAGCTGAATTAAAAATAATTGCAACAGATTTTGCGGTTGATACAGAAGGCCTAAAGAATAAAAAAGACATTATTGCTGCTCTAGCAGAAGAAGGCGTTACTTGGAGTGTATATCAAAGCACCTTAGATGCAATTGAGAAGGACACAGAAGAAATTGAAATTCTTCCAAAGTTTGATCCAAAGGCACAGGCTGAAGATACTATCCTAGTTAGAATGACAAGAGAGAACATGAGATACGATATTCATGGAAAGACTTTTACAAAGGACCATCCTTTTGTGGCTATGTCAGAAGAAGATGCTCAAAAAATCTTTGATACAGAGGAGGGTTTTCGTTTAGCGACACCAAAGGAAGTTCAGGACTTCTACAACTAAACGTTAACATAAGTTAATGGCAGAAATATATGTAAAGCAAGCTTCACCAGTAAGATTTAAATTATACTGGGGTGGAGACATAACAGATGCAGACGGTAATGTAACTGCAGTAGTAAAAGAGGCATTGCCATCTGGTACTCTCAGTGCTACCATAGCAACTTATACTGCCACAAAACTAGAAACGGATATCGGAACCTATGAGATTACGATTCCACACACTATTGCAAACCAGCCTAAAAAGCTTAGGGTTGAATGGACATACTCTGTAGATGGATCAACTTCTTCAAATATTCAAATAGTTGACATAGTTACTCCATACGTAAACATATATGATGTAATTGACGATTTAAATATTGGAACAGACCCATCTGATCCAAATCACAAAACTTACAGCGACCTTCAGCAAGCAGAAAAATATGCCAGAAAATTAATTGAAGCTTATACAAATCAAGTTTTTTACTGGTATCCTGGAACACAGATTACGCAGGGATACGGATCTGACATACTGCCTCTCCCAATTAGAATAGAACAGATTACAAAACTTTACGAAGAAGACGTTAAAGTATTTGATTCTGCACTTTCTACAAATAACTGGTTCTATACTCCAATTGTTTCTGAATCAAACTATGGGGTCAGGGTCAACCTTCAAGACCTTCAAGACGACACAATCTACTCAGCAAATGGAATGGTAACACCTTCAGTCAATAGCAGAGGGTATTCTGGAACATTTAAAAAAGATTTTAGATATAAGGTAGAGGGTATATTTGGCTGGAACTACGTGCCAGACAATGTTAAAGAAGCCTCTAAGATTTTAATGAAACAATACTTTGAGCAAGACCGTGCATGGAAAGACAAGTATGTGAAAAACATAAGCACATTTGACTGGAAGTTTGAATTCATGGAAGATGCTCACAGAGGCACTGGTAATCTATATGCGGACCAGCTCCTTGCTCCATATGTAACAAACGGTATGGTCGTATTCTAAATGAGCCTAGCAACTTCATTAATGCCAATGAAGCTAGACATCTATCTTCAATTAGACACTCAGGATGATAACACTGGAGCCATCAAAAAAGAATGGATATTTACTAGATCTGTTCCATGTGCGGCAAAAGGCATAATTTCAAATTCTGGTTCTGGTCGAGGCGGAGACAAACAGACATTTAACAATAGATACATAAACGAACAAATGCTTGAAATTAGAACACCAGAACAGATAACATATAGAGAAAAGATTACTAATGTTAGAGATATGTCTGGCAATGTAATATGGAAAGAAATAAATTATCCAAACAATACGCCGACAGTATTTGAGGTAATAAGCTCTACCCCGATTACCGATCCATTTGGTAATGTTCTTGCATACAACTCTGTTGCAAAGAGATCGGAGAACCAGGAAATTGGATTCTAGCGTAGCCTTAATTCAAACTGCCAGCGGACTTGAAAGATTAATGGCAGGGTCAGCCCCAGGAGTTCTTAGGGATAGTACAGTGGCACAAGTATCTGCATTCTTGTATTATGAAGCAGCGGTACTTTCAAAGCTAACAACAAATGCTGAGTTTAAGAATTTATTTAAAACAACAATATTTAATCAAATAGAAAAAGATTTTGGCGAATATATTGATTCACAAGCAAGGGTAAGGCCAAGATCATTGCATCACGTTTATGAATGGAACAAGGTTGGCGTTCCAACATCGAGACTATTTAGGCTATCTAGATTTGATACTGACGGACTTTCTTTTAGAATCAATTATGATTTTAAATTATCTAAATCTTCAGTCCCATCTAAAAATAAAAAACAAAAGAAGAAATACATATTTGCAAATAAAGCTCTTGTGATGGAGACTGGGATGCCCGTAGTAATCCGTCCAAGGTCCGCTGAGCGCCTAGTATTTGAACTAGATGGTGAAACAGTGTTTATGCCTAAAGGTACGTCAGTGACCGTCAAGAGGCCAGGAGGAGCACAGGCAACAAATCAATTTGCACTATCTTACGGAAGATTTTTTGGCGGGCAGCTAGTAAATTCATCCATAAAGTCATCAGGACTACAAAGAATATTTAACTCAAAAATGACAAAAGCATTAAATATTCCAATTAGTATAAAGAAGGTGCAATATAGCTTCAGTCCTGGTAAAATAAGAACACAGGCGGACGCATCACTACAAGCAGCATTTGGAGGCTCACTATGACGGTAGACTATAAAATAGACGCAATGTTTGAGCTTCGTAAATTTTTGTGGAAAGAATTAAAAGACGCTGGAATATTTGATCCGTATGACTACTATTCAGATAATCTAGGAAGAGAAATAATTCCTATCATCCCCGTCCAGCAGTCACCAGAAATGGATCAATTCCTAAATGGCAAAAAACATATTGTGTACGATAAGATCGGAATGTCATTTGAGGACATCTGGCTAATAGCCTGCGAAAAGGTTTTATTTACAATTTACTCTACAGATATCACAGAGGTATACGAAATAAGAAACCTCATGATGGACCTATTCCGCAGAATGGATGAGTCAGCCAGGGATGCCAATAATGCCAGAGATACAGATAAATTAATATTCCACAGCATTCATGTGGTCGAGACATCGCCCATAGAGCCTTCAGCAGAACTTCAGGGTTTTATATCCACAGATGTCATCCTAGAGGTCAAGTATTCAAGGACCACCGATTCCAAGGGCAGATTCAACTAGTTGCTTTTAGTCTAGTTATCCAGTAAAATTAGCTAAGAGGAAAAAGAGAGCCTAGCCAGCTTTGATTAGATTTAAAATGTAAGTCAATATATATATATGTTTATTTAACAGGAGGTTTTACAAATGGCAAATCAAATTGCAGGTAATGCTAAGAATATTCTAGTTGGTGCTTCACCACTATTTATCACAAACTTAGACGTTACAACTACAGGATATGTAGAAAATTTTGCACCTGGAGAGCAGGGCTCAACAGCACCAGCTTTTTCAGCTCCAACAGCTTTAGCTGATGGAAAGTCATACACAGATACTTTAAATGAAGTAACTGCTTCAGCAACACCAGCATTCTATTACAGAAACGTTGGTTACACAAACAATGGTCTTCAGGTAACATACAACCCTTCATACGGTTCAGTTACAGTGGATCAGCTTCTTGATACAGCAAAGCTTTTCAAGGAGTCAATGGAAGTTATGATCGCTACAGAAATGGCAGAAGGTACTCTAGAGAATGTTCTTACAGTATTCGGCCAGAGCTCAAGCACACTCACAGAAGGAGCAACAGTAGACAAGCTTGGTCTTGCTGGTGGTGCTCTTGGCGAGGCTCCAACAGAGCGTCAGCTTGTTGCAGTAGGTCAGGCTCCAACTTCTGGAACAGGTGTATCAAAGGCAGAGCGTGTATACTATGCACGTCGTGTTCTTTCTGTACAACAGTCACAGTTCTCTTTGGCTCGTAACGCAGCATCAACATTCCCAGTTACATTCCGTTTGCTTCCAGACGGCTCAAAGTCAGGTCAGGAATATGGTTTCATCGTAGACCGTGTTCTTAACAAGACAGCCTAATTAATATAATTAATTAATAGATTGCCCCCTAAGAAATTAGGGGGTTTTCTATTGCTATGATATTTCCGATATGATACAATAATTAAGACGAAATCCTAGGAGGATTAAATTGGCAACTACAGTATATGATGTTGAAGAAATTCAACTACAAAATGGCGCAACAGTTAAACTCAAGCCTTTAACAATTAAAGAGCTTCGTGAGTTTATGAAAGTCATTCAGAGAACACAAGAAGTAACATCAGAAGATGAGACATTGACAATTCTTATTGAGGCATGCGGAGTGGCACTACAAAAGCAACTCCCAGACCTAGTAGCAGATAAAGACGCATTTGAAGACACACTTGACGTTCCAACTATCAATCGCATTCTAGAAGTTTGCGGCGGAATTAAGATGGACGACCCAAACCTACTAGCGGCAGCAGTACTGGCTGGTCAGAACTAGATCTAGCCGCTTTAGAAGGGGAAGTTTTTCTTCTTGGTAATTGGATAAATTACGAACAACTAGAAGATAATCTTTCAATGCCAGAGTTAATCCAGACTTTTAAATCAATGCAAAAGACTGAATCGGAGAAAAGAAGATTCTTAGCTTCAATTCAGGGAGTAGATTTAAATGAAAGCAGTAATGAAAATGAGGAGGGTTCCTCCTTCGAAGATGTTAGAAGAAGAGCACTTGGTATAAATGCAGCAGCAGATGATGTTGTTTCATTACAAGGATCTTTTGCCAGCGAAGCTGGTTTTGGCGTCGGAGCAGGATTAGGATACCGAATAGAGTAATATAAGTATATGGCAGATAATTTAATCACGACCAATATTACCGCCCACGCAGACTTCACGAGTTTAAGAACTCAACTAGCTGCGGTTACTGCCCAACTCGTAAAATTACAAGAAACAACAGCGGGAACTAACGCCAAGCTTGCAAATCAAATTGCAGTGATGAACAAGTCGTTTGCAGAAACGATGCGTTCAACTGGCCAGTTCTCTTCACACTTTGTATCACTATCTTCAGACGTAGACAAGTTTGGCAAGAACTTAGATAGAGGCCGTTTAAAGCTCAACGATTACTATAATGCTTGGAACGGCCACACAAAGAAAACTAGCAACTTAATTAGAGATCTTGCAAAGCAGCAAGTAATGCTTCAGCAAGCAATAGTTCAGCCAGTTGGTAAAAATGCACAAGGCCTAATGCAGTACAACGTAATGGTTGCAAAAGGCTTAGATGAAGTAAAGAACAAGATGGCACTTGCTCGCCAAGAAGCAGCAATCATGAACAAGGTTATGCTTGATGGATCTAATCAGCTTATTAACTGGGGTAAGAACACACAGTGGGCTGGTCGTCAGTTAACTGTTGGTTTAACTGTACCTCTTGCAGCATTTGGAATGGCTGCACAAAAAGCATTTAGAGAAGCAGATGCAGAGCTAGTAAGACTTACAAAGGTTTATGGCGGTCTAGCTGCAACATCATCTGCAGATTTAGCTCAGGTAAGAAAAGACGTAACGGCAACTGCTAAAGAAATTGCTAGTTCTTATGGTGTTGCTTACAAAGAAACAATTGCTCTTGCAGCAGACTTGGCAGCAACTGGACAACAGGGCAACGAGTTAATTGCAGCCACACAGCAGACAACAAGACTTGCAGTGCTTGGTGAAGTCGACAGACAAGATGCCATGAAGGCAACTCTTGCAATTCAAAACGCATTTAAGCAAAGCACAGATGAATTAGCACAATCAATTGACTTCCTTAACGCAGTTGAAAACCAGACATCAACAAGCCTTGCAGATTTAACTGAGGCTATCCCTAAAGCAGGTCCAGTTATTAAATCTCTTGGCGGAGACGTAAAAGATTTAGCACTTTATCTAACAGCAATGAAAGAGGGTGGAGTAAATGCCTCTGAAGGCGCTAACGCAATTAAGTCAGCAATGGCTTCTCTCATCAACCCAACTAAAGTTGCAACAGAACAGTTTGCAGCATTTGGAATTGATTTAAAGGGTATTGTAAATAGTAACGCTGGCGACTTAACAGGAACCATTATGGCGTTGCAGTCAGCGCTAGATAAACTAAACCCATTAGATAAGTCAAGAGCAATTGAGCAGCTATTTGGTAAGTTCCAGTTTGCAAGAATGTCTGCACTATTTGAAAACCTAGGAAAGCAAGGATCGCAGACACTTCAAGTTATGGACTTAATGAAGGCAAGCGCAGTAGATCTTGCACAGATATCTGAGCGAGAATTAAAGATGATGACAGAGTCAGCATCTGGACAATTTAAAAGAGCATGGGCATCAGTACAGGCAGATTTAGCACAAACAGGTGAGCAGTTCTTAAGAATAAGCACACAAGTATTAAAGGTTGTAGATTCAATCATCAAGTTCTTCCAGAACCTCCCAGGCCCAGTTAAAACATTCTTGAATGCATTGGGAGGCCTAACAGCAATTGCTGGTCCTCTTATTATGATGGCTGGTGTGATGGGCAACTTTATTGGATATGTTGTAAAGGGCATATTCCATTTAAGACAACTTGCTAAAGGTGGCCAAGGATTCAAGCTACTTACCCCAGAAATCATGGCTGCAGAAGCAGCAGCAAAAGGATTAGCAACTTCTTTCTATTCAGACTCAGAAGCAACAATTGTTTTATCAAATGCAGTAAATACATTGACACAGTCTTTTAATAACCTTGAGCTAAAAGCAAATGCAGCAAAAGTTGCAGTTCAGCCAGCTATATCAACAATTGCAGGTGGAGTAATTGCTGCAGGCGGAGCAGGACAACGAATTGTAGATAAAGATAATCCATTAATTGGAGCACCATATTCAAGAGACATGTCCCACCTTATACCAGCACAGAGCCAGCAGATGGGAACAATATTTGGAACAGTTCCTGGAGCTGGTCCAGTAAATGTAAGAATTGGAAAAAATCCACAAGCATACATGAATCAAGATATGCCAAAGATTCCAGGAGTTACATCTGTTAACGGAACTTCAACTGGTATCGTTGCACAAGAGGCAGCAAAATGGCATGCAATGACAGCAGCAATAGCGATGCAGTCCGAAGCAGAAATAAAGATATTAAAGGCAGAAGTAATGGCAACTGGCACAGTCACATCAAGCCTAGCAGATTCTTATCAAGCATTACTACCACAATTTTCTGAAATAACACAATTAGCTGCTGCCGAAACAGAAGCAATAGTTGCACAGCTGCAGGCTAGCAAGATAACTGTAGATCAAGCAAGAGCAAAAGTTATGCAGATGAATGCGACAGTAGAGGCAATGCTTGCCGAAACTGCAGCAGCGACTGCATCTGGCATGGGAAGAGTTGCAAATCTGACTACAGTCCCATTGACATCACAACCAGTGGTAGACCCTTTAACTGGAAAATCAAACATGAAGGAAATGTTCCATAAAGGAACAACAAAAGATATTGTTGATAAGATTGCAAGAGCACTTGGTGGAGTTAGAACATCTGGGGCTGGATATAATATACAAACAACAAAGCCTAAATTTGCAAAGGGTGGTATTGTTCCAGGAACTGGAAATACCGATACATACCATACAACTGCAGAGGCTGGATCTTTTGTAATTAATAAAAAATCCACAGAAAGAAATATGCCAACAATTAGTAAGCTTATTGGAGGCACCAGAACATTTAGAAATAGCGGAGGAGAAGTACCAGTTGTACTAACTCCTGGAGAAGCAGTTATTCCAGCAAGTATTGCACAAAAGAATATGCCTTTAATGTATTCATTGAATGGCGGCCCTGGAAATACATCTGGTATGGGAAGATTTGATGGCGGTAAAATAAGAGCACAAGCAGAGCAAAACATAAGAGGAGCTTCTGCATATGTATCAAGATTATCAGTGCCTAAAAACTTCTTAGAAGATACTCAAGTTAGACACGTAATGCATGACGCAGCAATACTTAATAGGTTAGGGATGTCGGAAGTTGAAGCTATCCGTACAGCAAAAAGATTATATGACGAAGCAAGACAGTATGCTTATGATCCTAAAACAGACACTATTAACGATGAAAGAATGCTTGAAATAAAAGAAAAGCAAACTAGACAGCTAGATAAAAAAATAGGCGGAGGACTTCTAAGAAAACCACTACGCTCAGCTAGTGGAAAGATGATGCCTACCCCAGTTGGAAATAGAAACTCTGCTGTTCACCCATCACCTTCTTTACTTACAACATTAACAAAAATGGGATTTGCAGATGCTAACGAAGTTAAAAGACTGCAAATGGAGTTGTTTGGTAGATCCGCATGGGATCCAGCAACACAGAAATGGATTCCAAACACTCACGGATATACTACAGAGCACGACATAAGAGCCGCTAAATATGGATATAGCGCTACTGGTAACTTTGGTCAAGCACAAGCAGGAAATAAAGATATAAACTCTTGGACAAATACATTTTCAAAATTAACAGAAAATCATGACAATCCTTTTGTGGATAGATTACCACAAACTGAAACAGAAAAAAGAATGGCTATTGATACAATAGGAAAAGTCCTAGGACTTGGTACAGGTCCTGGAACTGAAGATAGAATTATTAAAGCGCCATCAAGATTAAAGCATAACTTTGGAATAACTAAAGTGTTTATGGATTTCTTAAAATCTAAAAAGCCAGGAAAAAGATTTAATAAGGGCGGCCAGATCCCAGGACAATTTGCACAAAGATTATTTGGCGGAGGAAAAGCAATGTTCCTTGGTATGCCTAAAACAATTAAGCAGGTAGAGCAACAAAGAGCAATGAAAGCAGCAATGGAAAAGGCAGACATTGCAGTTAAAGATTCTAGATTTGCAAAGCACCCAGTAACAGAATATGGAGATCTGCTAGAGCCAACTTCTGGAAGAAGTTTCCCAGTTCCTGGCATCGGTGGCGTATATACAAGAAACGGCGAAAAAGTTTTTGTTAAACCAATGCTTGATGAAAAGGCAGCACTTGCTGAAATGAGAGCAACACAAATTGCTCGTGAAGCACATGGATTAAAAGCTCCAAAACAAAGCCTTAATGTAATGCGTGATCCAACCGATCCAAAGGGATTAAGAAAGCTGCTAGTTCTTGAATCACCATTTGATAAGGCGCTTACTGTGAAGGATGGTAAATTTACTACAGATGAGTACTTCAGACAGCTTCTTGCATCGTCTCTTCGTGGGGATAAAGATTTAGGCAGAGGAAACTTATCTGGAAATGTATTATCAGATGTAGGAACTGCTGGAGTATTTTCAACAGCATCTGGGCTAAGAGACTATGCTGGATTCATGCCTTCAGTTGGAGATCAAGCAATGGTTAATTTGCTTGGAATTAAGGGAAGCGGAGCAAAGAAGTTTTTTGCTGAGTCTACAATGGACATTCCAAAGGGTATGACCCCAGATGCCTACAATTCAAGAATGCTTGAAGAAATTGAAGCAACTTTGCCAAGACTGAAAAAAACTATTGGAAGCTTTGATCTAAATCAGCAAGAAAAAGTTGTCTATGCAAAAATGATTAAAAGACTTGAAGATGCAAGAGACGTAAAGTGGAGAGAGCTTCATGGAGTGCATTCTGCAGTAG